TGGGTCAGGTACGTGAGACACTGCGTCAGATTCAAGAAGGGCAGTTCTTAGAAGTTGTAGGTGGTCCGTCTGCTCAGATCGGTGGAGACATAATCTCTTCTTTGTGGAATGCTATTATAAATCTTACAGACGGAAATGGCACACTTATGAAAGAGGATGTTATTAAAACCTTCCGTAACATCACGACACTAGATAACGCTGCTATAGCCCTTGGTATTAAAAACAATGGCTACTATCGTAGTAAGACAGGTGCTAGAGTTCCTGGTGAAATGTCTATTACTGAGGCTTGGATGATTGCTTTAACAGGTATTAAACCATTAAAGGTACAAGAGTTCTACTCAGTCAAGACTAATATTTATAATGATGACAGAAAATTACGTAAAGAACGTCGAGACATTAACCGACTAGCAGATAAAGCTCATACTATGATTAAGTCAGGTGATCCACAACAATACGAAGAAGGCTTCAAACTACTAGAAGCCTTGAAGCTACGTATTGATTTAAGTGGTGCATCAGAGATAAATAAAATGAGTTTACGTAAATCATTGGTAACTCCACTACAAGATGAACTACCTCAACTAATTCTTAAACTACGTAAGAATGATAAGACTGCTATGGCTGAACGTCTAGCTGCAACACTAGGAAACTAATATGGCACAAGATATATTTGCACCTAAAACATCCTTCGATATAGGCTATGAACGTCCTCAACAGGGTGTAGTAGACAACACTGAAAAGATTAAAGCAGACTTTCAAGCAATGTCTCTAGGTGCTCAAGCCAAGGCAGTGCAGGGACAGGCTGCTCTTGAACGTGCTGAAGCAGGTCTTATTCAATCTGCTATTGGTATTGCAGGGGATGCTTATACTATTAATATTAAAGGCAGGGAGAAAGGCGCAGTAGATGCTCTTTTCAATGAGATAAAAAATATAGAATCTCAAGACTCACAAAAGCCCATGCCTTTTGAAACAAAGAAGTCTAAGTATAATAATGCTATAATGAAAGCTGCTTCAGAGATACCAGGTGGTTACTCAACATTAGCTAAACACAACACTGCTATCAAAGCAGCAACTGGCATGGACATTGCTAGTATAGCTAAGTCTACTGAGCAAGAGCAGTACGAACAAATGCAACAGAACCCTGTGTTTCAGACTGCATACCTTGCTTCTAAAGTAACTCAGCCTAACCTTTCTGAAGAAGATAGATTCATATACGCTCAGAACGAAGCCGCAAAGACTGCTGCAGCAGAGCTTATGCAAACAACTGTTAAGACGGAAGACTTATCTAGGTACTATACTGATACTAAACGTACAGTAGAGCAACGACTAACCAACTTAGATACTGCTATTGTTGCATCTATTCAGTTAAAGCGTGATACTGGTCAGCCTATCACAACACTTGATATTGAAAGTCTTGAAGTACGAGTAGCAGAGGCTCAACGTCTTGTAGATGTCTTAATCCCTAACACTGTTCCTGAAGAGGAAAGAAGTCAGGTAGATGAATACTTTACAAACCTAAATGATTTTCTTACTCAGATGAAAGAAAGTAAAGACCCTGATAGAATTGCTACAGGTGTTGCCTCTTATCTAGCTCAGACAGGGCAGACTATGGGTGAGATTCTAGCAGGTGCTAAGATTGCTAAAGCTGAGATACTTTCATCACAAGCAGGTGTTGAAATATTTAAGGTAATCACAACTAAGTTGAGTGACGGTTCTTCTACTGCTGCTCTAGCTGTTGGTGGAGATTTAGGTTCTATTTATGACGCTCTTGTTGAAGCACGTCAGGGTGAGGTTATTGGACCTAACACTATTATGACTCAAGAAGAGTTGAACATAGTGTTTGATACCAGAAACAAGACTCCTAAAGATATGATGGATGAACGTGCTGCAGGACTAGAATTAATTAAGTCTCTAGACGTTGGTGAACTTGGCACTGATCAAGGTAAGAGACAACTAGTATCAGGTATTGCATCTGTAGTAAAGTCTCTTAATAACCTTGATATACAACAAACAGGTTCTAAGTTAAGTGAGCTAGTAATCGACTCAGGTCTTATTGATAAGATTAAGTTCTTAGATAACTACGACAAGGCTACTGCTAACCAGATTCGCACACTACTGAATAGTGTTGTAACAAATAACCTACGTTTCTCTGAACTTAAAATAAGTTCTATTGAGACAGATGGTAAAGGGTACACAAACCGTAACCCTGGACTTGTATGGGACGAAGCAGAGCAGGTATACTACGCCACTGATAAAGAGTATATTGAACAGGTTGCTCTAGGTTTCAGTGATGCTACTGATGCATCTTTGTTCTCTAGAAACATGGTGAATGGTCGTCTACGTCTTCCTAAAAATACTGCCCTAGCTTATCGTGATATTGCTAAAGCATATGAACACCGTGATGTTGTATCTGCAGCTAACCGTATTCTAGCTCAGACTAAGGTAGAAGAACCTGATGAAACTATGGTTGATGTAGGTGGCGTACCTGTACCAGAGCGTATGGAAGTATTAAGCTTTATTAGTTCAGGTGAAGGTGGGTATAACTCTAGTAACCGTGGCACAATAGGAAAAGAGATTATTGGTTCTGACAATGGTACAAAACGTGGTGGTACATCTCTATCAGAAATGACACTAGGCGAGATTAAACGCTATCAACGTATTACAGACCCTAATGATCCTAATCGTCTATTTGCTGTAGGTGCATATCAGATTACACCTGAAGCAATGGACGCTGCAATGAAAGCTGCAGGTGTTAACGACAACACAATCTTCAGCCCTACTGTGCAGGATCGTATGGGATTAGGTTTATTGCTTGGTACTAAACGTCCTAAACTAGCTGCGTACATCAAAGGCGAGTCTGATGATATTAACACTGCTATGTTGGAGTTCGCTAAAGAGTTTGCATCAGTACCTGATCCGAATACAGGACGTAGCTACTACGCTGATAAGGGTAACAAGGCAAAGCACACTGTAGCAGAAACACGTGAGGCACTAGAACGTGCAAGAGAAGCGTATGCTTCAGGTATTATTTCAGAAGTAATACCACGTGAAGGTGAAATGTCTACTACACAAATCATGGACACTGCATCACAGGCTATTGAATCTGCTGATCGCCGTGACCGTAGTCCACGTCCTGTCTTACGTCCTGCGGATGACACTCAAACAGAGCCTATGGCTTTGAATATGATTTCTAATGCTGATTGGTTAACACCTGACTTAGAAAAAGAAATGAGTGATGATGGCGTTGATATTAACAATACACCGTTCTTTATGTCTGATCAAGAATTAGAAAATGCATTAGACTCAGGTGCTATCAAAGTAGGGCAAGAAGTTCTTTTACTAATTGAAGGTCGTCCTGAATTTGTAAGGGTTACTGAGTAATGGGCTATGAAGTAATAAAAACATTCGGGTCTAGTGTTAATAAAAAATCTGACTCTAGATGGGAGACTATTAAAGAGTATAGTTCAGACTTACTCGAAAAAGGTACGAGTGCTGCAACTGCAGTAGGTGAGTCTGTAGGCAAAGGTCTAGACTTTGTACAGGATGTAGGTGAGAAAGCTTACGAGGGTGTTCAAGTAGCATCCTCTACCCCTGTACGTACTATGCTTGAAGACATCTTTGTTCCTAAGTTTATAACAGGTGACATTACTGAGTCTAACTTTAGCCCTGAAGCTATGGATGTACTACGTAAAGCTGCACTAGATAAGAACTTGAAACCTGGAAAACCTGTAAAGTTATCTTATAAGGACTACAACAAATACGGTGCTAAGATTTCTGCTGCATTCTTCGGTAGTAATGTTGCTGATGACACTGCTAGTCTGAAAGAAAAACTAAAGAACATCACACCTGCTGATGAATTAAAGATGACACTAGGTGAAATACTTGTAAGTGTAGACGAAGATGGTAACATCACTGCACAAGACCAGTATGACTTCAACAGTTGGACACACTTCGGTAGAGGAAAAGACAAGTCAGGTCGATACCGTAACCTTAGTGCAGAGGAGTTTGAGAACTCAGGTATACCCTTCATGGAAGCTGTAATGGACTCTGTGAAGAATGCACCATCTGATTATCAAATGATTCGTAACCTTGCGTTCTTGTTCGGTAGTCGAGACTATGAAGGAACAGAGCGTGACACAGGCCGTAAGGTCGTACTTAACTTAGGCAAGAATGATCAACAAATAGCTATGGCAGGTAACTAATGGGATATGTTTTAGGTAATCGAAGTAAAGAGAAACTTGAAGGTGTGAACCCACGGCTAGTAGCTGTAGTGGAGAGAGCTATTGAGCTATCTGAGCAGGACTTCTCTGTGATCTGTGGTCTACGTACCATTCAGGAACAGGAAGCCTTGGTCGCTAAAGGTGCATCACAAACCATGAAGTCTAAACACCTTGAAGGTAATGCTGTAGACCTTATGGCTTGGGTTGACGGTGGTCGTTGGGAACTGAACTTGTACGACGAAATAGCTGATGCAATGCTCAAGGCAGCTAAAGAACTAGGAGTCACTATCCGTTGGGGTGCTGCATGGCACAAGGCTCTTAATGATTGGGATGGTACGGCAGAAGACTTGATGAATGAGTACATAGACATTCGTCGTTCTGCAGGGCGTAGACCCTTCATTGATGCCCCACATTTCGAGGTTCTATAATCATGTACGAGATGATAGACTTATTCATGCAATGGTTAGTAGCTCCTATTATTGTTGTAGTATGGGTTCTGTTTAATAAAGTAAACAAGAACGAAAGAGACATTGCAGTAATACAAGCGCAACATGAGTCCTCTAAAACATCTTATGATCGTGAGATGAAAGAGATGAAAGAAACAATCAGAGCAATCTTCAATAAGCTAGACAATATAGAGCAAGCATTGCGAGATAGATAATGGACCCAGTTACCATAATCACAGGAGCCACTGTCGCATTTAACGCCCTCAAGAAAGGGTTTGCTGTAGGCAAGGACTTACAAGATATGGGTAGCCAACTAACCAAGTGGGCAGGTCATATGGCTGATCTTGGTCAGGCTGAGAAACAGGTCAAGAATCCCCCTTGGTGGAAGTCAATCGGAGGCTCTGTAGAGGCTGAAAGTCTGGAAGTTTTCGCTGCAAAGCGTAAGGCAGAGGCCATGAGAAAAGAACTCAAGGACTATATAAGTTTCACGATGGGGCCATCTGCATGGGACGAGCTTGTAGCTATTGAGGCTAAGATTCGTAAGCAGAAAAAAGAACACGAGTATCGTAAGGCAGAACTACAAGAAGCCATCATTACTTGGACAATATCAGGACTATTATTACTAACAGGTATTGGTGCGATTATATTCTTTGCGTGGTTCTTCGCCAACAGATGATTAAGATAGGTGATAAGTATTACGTGTTCGACAAGAACGGAAAGATACTTATCATTACAAGGAACAGACGAATAGCTGAGAGATTAGAAAATGGTAGTTGATTTCGATATTGATGGTGACGGTAAGATCACTGCAGAAGAAGTAGCAATGAAGGAACGTATGCTTGAGATAGAGCTACGTGAAGAGAAAGCAGAGTCGCAGAAGTTCATGGCTTGGGTAGCTATGGGTATGATGATTATCTTTACTGTGTTCTTGTTTACTCCATTCATGTCAGACTCTCGTGTATCTGCACTAGCTGATCTACTAGGTCTATTCTACATTGCACAGACAGGTGTTGTTGCAGCGTATATGGGTGCTACTGCGTACATGGCAGGTAAGCCTATGGGTAACAAGGTGGCAATGAGTAAATGAGGTGGTTAGTCTTAGCTCTGTTCCTGTCTGGTTGTTCTCAGATTCCATCCTTTCTCATGGGAGGTGGGGGTGGACCGAATGTCGCAGCAAATGTACAGGCAGGAAAGACTAACTCTCAGACAGTTGGAACTACGAACAACTCTGATCAAGAAGTGGTAGTGGATACACTGACAGGTGACCTGAAACAGAGCAACGACACAAACAAAGTAAACACAGATAGCGTAGAAAATATAAACATAAATGAAATACCGCCGTGGGTCTTGATCCTTCTAGTGCTAGGTTGGTTAGCCCCTAGTCCACAAGAAATGGGACGTGGTTTACTTACTCTAATAGCAACACTAAGGAGAAAGAGTGATGGCAGCAAGGCTTAACAAAGCTAAGATGAAATGTAATAGTCCACGGACTACACCTAAACATCCAACTAAATCTCATGTAGTAAAGGCGTGTGTGAATGGTAAAGAAAAGATTATTCGATTCGGTCAGAAAGGTGTCAAAGGCAGTCCTAAAGGTAGCGCAAGAAATAAAGCGTTTCGTGCTAGACATGCTAAGAACATTAAAAAGGGAAAAATGAGTGCAGCATACTGGGCTGCGAAAGTGAAGTGGTGAGATGTGGGTAGGAATATTATTAGTTTGCTTCGATCCTATGGCACTATCTTGCAGGATCATAGCAAAGCCTGAACCATTCTATAGTGAGCAAGCTTGCCTAGAGGAAGCAGAACAGATAGCTATGGATATAAGAAGAGGCGGTGCTTATGTTACACCACACTGTCACAAAGTCGAAGGGAGTAGTACGTAATGGCTAAGAGTCCAACACCTACAAATCCGAAGCTATGGTCACGAGCCAAGGCAGAAGCCAAGAAGAAGTTCAAGGTCTACCCTTCAGCATACGCTAATGCATGGGCCGCTAAGTGGTACAAATCCAAGGGCGGTGGTTGGCGAGGCAAAGACAACAGAGTAAAGAAAGCGTAGTCATGGCTAAGAAAGGTGGACTAGGCAAGTGGTTCGGGGAGAAGTGGGTTGACGTTAAAACAGGAAAGCCATGTGGCAGGTCAGGGAAAAACGATAAGCGCAAAAGCTACCCTGCATGTCGCCCTAAAGCAGTTGCAGGAAGAATCTCAAAGAGTGAAGCAAGGAAAAAGACAGGACCGAAACGAGTGAGTTGGTCAGTCACTGCTTCAGGTAAAAAGAGAAAAAAGAAAACATAAAAGAAAACCCCCAAGGAGAAATCCCTGGGGGTTTTTTCTTATTGGTGTATCTTACACCATCGTTCTCGTAGTCGTTGCAGGTACCAGATAGCTTTATCAATATCCTCTAAGCCATTCTTGTACTCACAACGCCACATGTACTTGAGTACGTTTGCTGCATGAGGTGCTATACTCCCCGACATGTTCTCTGTCATAGCCTCTATTGCATCAATGCACTCAATACCACTGTGATTGTAGTGAATAGGGTTGTTTACTACATCATTCTTCTTAATCTTCTTGTACTCCTCGTCTGTAAAATCAGGATACTCATAGACATAACACTCACCACAATATCCATCGTCATCTAACAGGTTACCACAGTCATCACAATTAGCCATATAGTTTCCACTTCAGGTACTTGATACGTGCTAAGTGATACAACGTAAGGATGGGCCATATAATACAGAACAACCACACGTTAATCTCTTCGTATGTTATACCTAGTATGTTTGCTGACCATATCAAGAACAACACACACTGATCAAACACGAAGTCTATCCAAGGTATTCCACTATTAGCCATTCTCTTGTCTCCATTTCAACTCATGGACTAACATGTTCTGTTCATATGTAGACATGATCATCCAATCTCGTATCTCTTCAGGGGTGCGCTTACACCCTACACAGTATCCATCCTCTAAACGACAGACCTTGATGCAGGGTGTAGGCACATCACCTAACTGTTTACGGTTCCTACTCACACTGACGTAGACCAGTAGCAGGATCGAAGTAGCAAGCACCACCTTCATCTACGAAGTCTTGTGTTTCCTCTACTACAGGTTCCTCTACTACATCCTCTGATGTTGATGCGTTCAAGATACCGTACCGTTTACCTGATGCACGGAATGTAGTACAACCAGATGAACCACCATCGTAGGCATCCATGTACACCTGCTTGAACTCTTCCCATGTTACGTCATCACCTACGTTACATGTCTTAGAACATGCAGAGTCTACGAATCGTGATGCTACATTCAATACCTTGACGTGATCGAACACTGATAGTTCGTCTGCAGTTCTACCCTTCACACCAAACACACGGTAACCGTAGTCCTCTACTCGCTCTGTTCTTGGACCATCGAAGGTTTGGATAGTTCTGTCGTAGTAATGTGAGAAAACAGGCTCGATTCCAGAGGATACGTTGTCTGCTGACAGACTGATAGTTCCTGTTGGAGCAACAGAAAGCAGATGACTGTTACGAATACCGTGATCGCTAATGAGATTACGAATATCACTAGGCAAAGACTTAGCAAAGTCACTCTCAAGATAAGCTTGAGTAAAGAGAGGAAACGGTCCCTTCTCAATAGCCAACTCAACAGAAGTGCGATAAGCGACATCCCTAATTACTCCCATGATTTCTTCAAGGGTTTGTAGGAATCGTTCACTACCATACTCAAACCCTAGTGCTTCGATAGCATTCGCTACACCAGTAACACCAAGGCCCATTCGACGTTTACTCTTAGCTTCTTGCTCCTGTTCTTTTAGTGGATACACTGCACGATCAACTACATTATCCATAGCACGGACAACGTGAGGTATATCGTTACGCAGTTGGTTTGTGTTGAAGACGTACTTACCCTCATGTTCTACTATGTACTTGGTTAAGTTAAACGAGCCTAGTAGACATGCACCGTTAGGTGGTAGCGGTTGTTCGCCACATGGGTTAGTAGCTGCAATCTTCTCTGCATACCATAGGTTATTCTTTCTATTGATACGATCTATAAACAGGATACCAGGTTCTGCCCAATCCCATGTACTACGTAGAATCTGATCCCACAATGCACGAGCACTAACAGTCTTGTAGACACGCCCATCAAACTTTAGATCGAAGTCTAGGTCATCCTTAACTGCAGTCATAAACTCGTCAGTCACACCTACAGAGATGTTGAACTGAGTCAGTGTATCACTGTTGTTCTTTGCCGTAATGAAGTCTTCGATGTCAGGGTGATCGACACGCAACACACCCATCTGTGCTCCACGTCTGTGACCTGCAGATGATATAGTCTTACACACTGCATTGAATATTTCCATAAAGGACAGAGGGCCAGAGGACTTAGAGTCTAGTGACTTGATCAACGTACCACGTGGACGTAGTGTTGAGAAGTCATAGCCAATGCCACCACCTAGTCGCATAGTCTCTGCAGCACGACGAGCAGCTTCCATGATACCGTCCATACTGTCTTCGATAGTCATAGACACAAAGCAGTTGTATGGTGTTACACGACGAGGCGCACCCATTGCTGATTGCACACGTCCTGCAGGTAGGAAGCGTTGGTTGTAGAGAATGTTACGGAAGTTATTGAAGTGTGACTCAGTGTCCTTCAGTGCTTCAGCTACTCGTGTCATAGCCTCACGAAATGTTTCTCCTTTGCCACGGTATTTCATGGCATGAATCTCTTCTGAGATTGCTATCGTTGGTCCGTATTGTTCAGTCATCTTTTATCTCCACTCCCTTGTATGACACCACGTTTCTTACGATCATGTAATTTTTCTAGGTTAGCTGTAGCTACGTCTGACATGTCCACGTTCAAGTCACGACACAATGCTGCAATGTACCAGAGGCAATCACCCACCTCGTCTGCAATAGCCTGACGATTGAATGTACCGTCACGCATAATCTTCTTTACTTTGTTTGCTACCTCACCTGCTTCTGCTGCAAGACCAAGGGCAGGGTAGATCACTGCATGTTCTTGTTTGTAGACTGCAGTCTCAGCAGCTTGCTTCTGGTAGTAGTTCATAGTGATGTCTACATCCTCGTTGTAATACTCGAATGCTTCTATGTCACTCTGATTAATCATACTCTTCATCCTCTTCTAACACATCAATAGGCATATCGTTGTAGAAATAATCTGACAAGTCTATGTCACCACGTTCAACTAACATTTCAAGGACTACATTCTCAGTGATGTCATTCATCTCTAAGAGTTTACTTAGTCCATAACTATCAACTAACAATTCAAGTTGTCCTCTATAATCAAACATCATCCGCTCCCATACTGCCGTTTGATGGTTTCGAGTGATACAAACTCAGGCTCGTAGACACCGTTCTCTAACTCACGTTTAACTACAACACCTTTCCACCACTCATTATTAGATTGTCCTGCCCACGTTTCCTCGCTTCCCTTGAAGCATCCCGCAACAAGCCCGATAATCGAAGTAGGATGTGCAGTATCTTTAAAATAAATACTACGTTTGTGACTGTGACCACAAGTAGAACTATGGTTCCTGTTTTGTAGTAGGGTGTAAGCATGATGAACACCAGAGACAGGTGTCCCATAATTCCCAGCACCAAAGAAGTGAGCGTAAGATACGCCATCGTAATCAGCGATACTGGGGGCCGAATTGTGGTACTCATGGTACTCGTCGAACCAGTACTTCGTTTGAAGATGGCTGAAGGAAATCCCGTACTTTTCTCCCTGTAGTCTTGGGTCGTGGGCGATAGCCTTTTTGATTCTATTTTCATGGTTACCCTCAAGTCCTATCCAGAAGGGACGTTTACGTTTATGATGTCTGAACTTCCACCGTAGTCTTTCTTGTGCGTCATTGTAACACTCAATATCTCTACCGTAGTTCTGTGATACAATAGCCTGTGGGTATCGTGTATCGAAACTGTTGAGTGATTTAAGATCAGCACCGTCACCTAAGTCTACAACATAGTCTGGTTTCAGATCATATATGAATGCACCTAGCCAACTGAACCTGTCGTTAGGCGTACCTGGGTCAGCGTGAGCACACGTGAATACCAGTACAGTCTTCTTCTTTTTAAGCATCATACATACTATTGTTACGGATAACAACACCCTCTATAGATTGTGATACTTTCTTAGCTTCTTGGTATGCCTCGTCGAAAGTCTCGTATAGCATTTCTGTTTCTTCTACTTCACCATTGTACTCTGATAAGTAGACAACACAGTAGGGATTGTTACCGTTTTCATCTGCGTACTCAGGATGTTGAAATGGTTCTTGTAACACCTTGTGTAGTATGAGTTTCATTTCTTAGGTTCCTTTAACCAAGCATCAGGTATCAGCCTGTCTGCATATTTAAATCCGTATCTGTCGCACCACATACCGTAGGTAGTCTTGCTACCTTTATATAGTCTAGCCTTACTATTTGTAAAGACAAACCGTATATCTAAGTCAGGGTACTGATCACGTACAGCCAAGTGTTTAGCTCTATCTGGGGAAATGAACCGTCCCTTGGTTTCGATTATGATACCGTTCTCTAGTACAAAGTCAGGTGTGTATGTCTTAGTCTTAGGATCAACCCACTTAATCTTGAACTCTTCATAAGTGAACTTCACACCTTTCTTCTTTAAGAACTTAGCAGTATCTTGCTCAAGACCTGAACGGTAACCTGCCCTCAGTGCTCTCTGTCTTACCTTAATCTTCATCCATAGATACCTCTGGAACTTTAGGTTCTGAGCGTACATCAACTAGGTATACAGGGCCAGTGCTGTAAATAAACTTACGTGCTTCAGGCCAACACTGCTTCTTAAACTCACAGTAGCTACACATGATAGGCAGCTTGCTATTGGGACTCGACTTGGACTGTGGAACTTTATTCTGTCGTTGATCAGGCATATCACCTGCGACAAGTTCTTTAGCCTCTAACATCTCCTGCTCTTTGGTTCTGAGTTCCTCTGTGAAGTCATAAACATCTAGGCACATGTGTCCGTTCTGTTTATCTATCGCTAAGAATGCGCCGTGTGTTTTGTCTGTTACCTTGTCATCATCTTGTCCTGCATACACATAACTAGATAGCTGACTGATGTAACCGAATGGATCGTCTTGTCGTAGGTTCCCTTCCTTGAACTTCTTGAATGCGTATGGACTACAAGACTTGACATCGATAGTCATACCGTCAATCACTGCATCACGATGACCTTTGATACCGTGTACATTCAGACGATCTTGTTGTCCCTTCACATCATGTCCTGCAGCTATTGCTAGTGTCAGTGCTAGTTCCTCAATCATGTCACCATAAAAGAACTTGAACAGTGCGTCAGACTCTAGTGGCTTACCCTCTGCAGGTGTGTTGACTTTGTACCATAGCTTTCTCTTGCATGGAGTACCGATAGAAGACAGAGATAAATAACCTCGTGGCTCCTGTGGTTTGCTGAATCGTTTGTTAGCCATCAGAGCGATGTTGTGGCCTAGAATAGAACCCTCTAATCCAGACCACCCACCGTTACCTTTGATAACCTCTTGCATATCAGCAATCAGAGTATCAATGGTTTTCATTAGAAGCCTACTGCCTCGTTCTCTTGGATGTACTCAACAAGCTCAAGAACCTTGACACCAACCAAGGATGTACGGCTGTACTGTTTACCGTCTGAACCTGTGAAGGTAGTGACTAGGTTAGTACACTCAGCTACTGTACCGTTACCGATCACACCCATGTCTGCAGTCCAAGGGTTACCGTCCTTGTCTGTTACCTTCGGTGCTCCACCTGCTTGTGGAATCTCAGTACCGTCCTTCTTTGTAACCTTGTGTGGACGTACAAACTTTACTACAATCTCACCATCAATCATACGATTCTGGTTAGGTTGCTTCTGAGAACCTGCGTCCTTCAGTGCTTTCATACCGTCCTTGGTGAGTACTTGGTTGACAGTGTAAGCACCGTCCGACTTTTCATACGCACCACCATACCCTGTAAGGTCACGGTTTTCCTCAGTTAGACGAGGCCATTCGATTGCACCAGTAGTTTTTACTTCTTTGTAGATTGTTTTAGGCATTGGTTTTCCTTCTATTTTGTAGGGCCATACTTATATATTAATACATATAGTAGCGTCTGTCAAGGGGTCAATGTGTATCTTTCCACGATTTTCCTATCGAAGATTCACCCTCTAACGGACACATAATTCCGAGATGCAAACCTGCCCATTGGATCGCATCACGTTGTATCTGAGCTAGTCTCTCTGCGTCTTGATAACTTCCTCTCACTTCTGTTTGCCATTCGTCATGTACCCATGTACATATCTTAAAGTCAAGACCTTCTTGCTTTGCCTGTTCACGCCACCGTCTTGTAGCGTACTTCATTACAAGTGTCTCGCCATTCTGCAACATACCTGCTAGTGTCTTGTGTTCGTTAGGTACTACAACCTTGCGTCCATCGTACCCTCTGAAGTAACCACGAGATGCTATCTCAGGTATAACATTCTTCTTTAGTTTAGCTAGTCCTTCAATACTATTAGTAAAGTTAGACACTGCTTTGTTTGCCTGACCCATACCTGTCTTCAGTATCTGTGCGATCTTTGCTGTACCTGCACCAAGTAGGAATGCATAGATGAATGTCTTAGCCATGTCTCTAGTGATATGATTCAGACCCAGAGCCTTACGATTAAGGTTGTGTATATCTGTGTCGTCTTCTTTCTTACCTTCGATAATAGCCTTAACATACTGCTTACTCTCCATGATGTCAGCAAGTATCCGAAGTTGGATTCCTGCAGCATCCGTACCAACAAGATAGCACCCATCAGGTGTTGTCCATAAGTCTCTAAACTGTCCATCGTAATCTGCCTTTACTTTGTCTACCGCAGTCTTAGCATCACCATGATACACACTTGGTATGTTACCCATGTTAGGGTGACGGTGTGCCATGCGTCCTGTCCATGATCCTATGTGCATGAACTGACCGTGGATGCGTGTATCCCTGCTACTCTCCACTGCCTGTAGCCACTCTGTGAGTGTGCTTCTGCGTCCTTCTAAGGTCAACCACTCAGCAAGTGCCTTTGCCCCCTCTGGTGCGCTCTGAGGCAGCGTGTTGAGGTTCTCCTCTGATACTGTCCAACCATACTTCTTGTAGTAGTCAAGCTTCTCTGTCTGTTCCTTGCGGATAGCCTCACGGTGACCGACTGTTTTATCTACAGGATTCCAACCTGCATCCCACAATCTCTCGACTCGTTGCTTCGTAGAACCTGGGTTGAACTCTACGTAGTCGTAGCACTCTAGCATATCGTCAACGATCTTTGTCTCAGGGTATGTCTCAAGTGCAGTCTCTACATTCTTGAACAGGTTACCGTCTTCCTTAACACGGTACTTGATAGTCTTGATTAGTTCTAGCTTGGGTGGGAATGCCTGATGAATACGTTCCTCTAGTTCTTGTAGTCGTTTAGTAATCTCTAGATGCAAACGATTCGCAGTTGCTATGTCAAACTCGAACCCACCCTCGTGCATCTCTTGGCAGATGATTGCTACATCATGTTCAAGGCGCATAGATTGTGACCAATCCTTATCCTTGATCTGCTTAGAGAAGTGATCGAATAGTTTCTCTGTTACCTCAACGTCACGGTGACAGTAGTCTAGCATCTCTTGTGTCAGGCCACCCTCGAAGTCCTTGAAGTTATCCTTCGGGAAGCCTAGCTTCTCACCCCATGTTGCAAGACTGTGTGATCCGATACCGAAGTCAACAAGCATAGACACAACCAAGGTATCAACAATCTTCTGCATGTCGATGACTTGTCCTACAATCCTGTTGATCACAGGCGCATCGAAGTTGATGAAGTTGTGACCAACCCAACGTGTGACACCCTTGGCGTACTGCTTGAACCGATCACGTTCCTCTTCGTTCTCATGTAGGTTGACGAACTGGTGTGTCTTACCTGACTCTTTCTCTTTCACACAGATACACCACAACTTGTCAGGGGTCAGGCTCTCTGTCTCTATGTCTGCGAATACTATCATTCAATTCTCCTATCCAGTGCGTCACGTCATCATATGGGTTAGCTCCATCTACCTCTGTCTTCTGAGAGTTTGAAGCTTGCCTCGTCGAATCTAAGCTTCCCTGCGAATCCTGTTTTACCTGCAGGTCTGTTCTTGACGAGGAGTAGTTTCGTTGTGTTCCTTTCATCACGATCCTCTGCCATCTTATCACGTTCTAGTTTCACTACAACAGATGCACGTTTCGCAATGGTTCTGCAATCTCGTACCTGTCCATCATCATTCTCATGGGCGATGGTTACGATTCCCACGTTTAGTTCAGAGGCAATGCGAGATAGCTGTACTGACAAAGCAGACAACCATTTCTCTACTGACTCCTCACCCTTACGAGAGTAGGCTAAGTCTTGTATCGGTTCAAAGAATACGTAGTCTACTCCACAAGCCTCACGGAAATACCTGATCTTTTCTAGTATGTCCATAGGGTCTTCGTCTACTGCGATCTGGAACTGGAACAGGCGTTCATCTTGTGAGAGTTCAATGATTGCTTGCTTGACTTCCTCTTCCATATCGTGTTCTTGTATCAAGTCTTTACGTGTCAGGTTCATGTTCAAGTGGTACGACACTAGACCTAACACACTTCGCTTCTCTGTTTCTTCTAGGTGACAGATAGCAATGCTTGTATCCTTGTGCTCAGTCAAGACGTGGTACTCTAGGTAGCGCATGAACTCTGTCTTGCCGATACCTTCGGGTGCTTGGAACACAGTGAAGTGTCCTTGCATCAGACCAAGTGCAACGTCATCAAAGGATTCGATACCTGTCGATACGTACACTGCATCGTCTTGCTTCTCGAATAGTTCTAGGAACTGTTCAGGTGTGCTACGAATGTTGTCAGGTGTGTACCGTTTAGCATTGTAGAATGCTGCAGCGTAGCTAGGTTTAGCACCTGCCTCTAAGAACTCGTTAGCATCCTTGAACTTATCGTGTATGATCTGGAATGTTTTCTTCGGGAACAGTGCGCCGATCTTGGTAGCCAATGCACGTCCTGCCTCGTCGTTATCTACTGACAACACAATCCTGTCGAAGCTATCGATCCACTCCTTTGCTTTACCCTGCCACAGTTTCTGATTAGGTGTGGCACTAGGCACGGATACACATGGGTACTTCTTGTCGAGCATCTGGAATGCAGACATAGCATCTAGCTCACCCTCGCATATCACGATAGACCTAGCTGACCCTGCGTTGAACTTATCCATACCGAATAGTTCATCAGTCTTGAATCCCTTGTCTGTCTTGAATCCTTTCTCCTTGGTGTTGCGTACCTTACGGAATCCTGATGGGTACTTGTACACCTGATTGAATCCGAATGTCTGTACATCGTAGAACTCCATGACATCTTTGCGTACACCACGGTAAGCTTCGTAGTCACCAAGCCCTTCGATCTCTGTGGTCTTGATTGTCTGTACTGATACTTGTTTTAGTTCTTGCAATGGATAAGTCTCCTTCGCCCAGGGTTTCAGGCTCATACCTTTACTTGGGTAGCCACGGTCACAACTATGGCAGTACCCTGTCATCTTCTCTGTGTTGTACGCAAAGGCATCTGAACTTTCACAGTCTGCATGTGGGCAGGGTTGGTGTGTTACTTCTCTAGCTTGCATTTCTTAGTGCGCTCCATGATACAGGGAACAGACGTTCCATCTCTTCGTCAATAGCATCCGCTACAATACGTGACTCTCGTTGCGTGTCATCAGTGCATCGTAGGTTACACATGTCAACGAATGCGTCAAGACTACCTGACCAATACCACTCTGTCATCATAGACTGAGGCAACACCATACGTGCTTGCTCTGGTGCGACACCCTCGTTGAGTAGTTGCTCATACGCCATGAGAGCTTTCGTGTTGTAGTACTTAATGTTAAAGTTACTCTTGACTGTACCTTCACTGCCTTGCTTCTTGTCTGCGCTACGTCCACGCCACTCAGGTGATTCGTATAACTCTACGTCAATGTCAACGTACCGACGACTGATCTCGTTCCAACGTAGGAACTTATGCTTGACTAGCTGACGTGCTACAAACACAGGTGCCTTGACATGGAAAGATGCGAAGCAATGCCCGAATGGACTGATGTGTTTGTGCTTTGCAAGGTACTTGATTAGCTTGTCATCTTTGAACTGTAGTACCTTCGGCTCACCCATGTGAACACGTGGCATGTAGTCTGACTTCTTACCGAAGCTAACACGTGCAGCGTTGACCACTGTTAAGTCATCACCCATGTGATTGATATAGGTTACCTCAATCATCATCTTTCCTTACATAATTTTCTATGAAGTGTTTGACACTCTTACTTTGATACCATTTATTTTTATTAAGAACTCTCCACTTACCAGTAAGTAATGCATAGATAAACTTATCTTCTACTAACACAGTCCCTGACCCATGATGTTTCCAATTAACACCACTCAGTATAAGCTCTCTTTCCTGTTGCAATCTTTTTAACTCATTCCACGGCCCTTTTCCGTATTGATCTTTATCATAAACCCTTATCTCAGCAAGCCTCACTTCTTCACTTTGCTTCTCTATCTCTTTGTCTATCCTTTCTAACTCAATCATTTTACATCCACCTCTAAACATACAACTGCCTCGCCTTTGTGTGTGACTAACACCTGTGCTTCATCCAATGCTTGTATGCATTCATCTTTCTTCGGGAAAGATTTAATCTGATAATACTCTACACCCTGACTGTTGGTTATCTGAAACCAAACCAATACCCATATCATTGCTTACCACCTTTGAATCTGTGCTTGAAGAACACGATAGTATTCAACCCAGTGTTAATCGTTACCATCAACAGTATCCACCACTGCCACCATACTAATCCACCTACTTCAAACATCCTCGTCCTTTCCTTTGTGTTTCTTTTTCCTAAATGGTTTAGGTTTCTTCTTATCTGGTATGACTTTCTGCTTGTACTTAGGTTGCCTCAAGTCTTTAGCCATTGGATTAGAACGTGATGTTACCGTCTTCATCGTATGGACTCCTGAAGTAACCCTTCATCATACATTCCTGGCGAGGATCAAAGTCATCATCGTCATCCTCGAAGTCTAAGTCTACTGGTGTCATCACACCAATCTCACGCATAAAAATTTCTAGTTCTGTGTTCATGTTTATTACTCCTATACTTATATATTAGTACATTCTGATCGACGTGTAAAGACTATTCTTCATATTTATCTTTGATACCAAGAAGTCTTTTCAATTCATCCTCTTCGTTGATCTTGAAGATTCTTTCAAGGTCATCTCTACCGAATGTACTGTAAGCAGTCTTGTTAATATCGTCCTTACACTCAACGCAGTAGAACCGTTGCATCTTTTTATCTACAAACGTAGCGTCTGCTCTGTTACAACAAAAACATCTCATGTCCTGCCCCTTTCTTTAGTCTCTTACTAATAGTAATGTGTATAAAGTATTACTATACTTATAACACAGATTCTTTAAGTACTATTCTTTAAGTAAGATAGAGTATCACAAATCATTCTCTTTGTCAAGTGCTTCTTGCATGTGTGCATGATACCCCATCTCAAATCCATTCCAGAAGTTAGATTTGATAACCTTGTTGTCGATCTGCTCAGAGTCCTTGCGCCCAACTAGGAATCCCAGTGCAAACGCTAGACCGATCAAGGCTACCAACCATCCATCAAGTGTCAACGTACTGCTCCTTTAGGTTGAACATGAAAGCATTGATGACACCGTGAAACATCTTGTTCTGCTTATGCGAATCCTTGATCTTCAACTGTACTATCTCTAGCTTCTCACGTGCTTCTCTTACATTAAGTTTCTCTGTTATCACCCTGAATGTATTGTCTTCTAGTTCAGCGATGATTACGTATGCGTCTGGTTTGTTATCCATGTTACCTTCCTAGTGCTAGTAGTATCATTACAACCATAGATAAAGTCAGTGCTCTGCCTACGATCATTACGTATTGTGGTGGTAGCGGTATCGCTATGTACAGTGACAACACTACCAACCATGTAAGTAAACCCATTACTCGTCGTCACCCCAATCCTTTGTTACTGTGCAGTTGTTCCAACCATCATCGTATGCGTCGATCTCCTCTTGTGTCATGTGTTCCATTGTTACGACACGTGATCCTAAACTGTCAAGCCATAGGTTAGGCATAGCTCTGCGTCCGTAGTATCTATCAGCGTGACCCCTGTCGTATGCAGATTCCAACCTGTCCATTGCCATTGCGTTTACTTTACCCATGTTATTTCCTTTCGATTTGCTTATGCGGATTAAGATTCAATTAACCATGCTAGAATATAGCAACAGATTAGTATTGTCAAGAGAAAAATTCCTATTGTCATTGTCAACCCCTTAGATATTGTGTTCACGTTTCCATGTAGTCCATGTAATTGCTTGCAATTCATGAGGTAGTATGCCTACACGCTTTGCAGCTTTAACATATGCAGCTTGCATGTCAAGATATAATTTCTTACCCATGTTTGTCTTGTCTGTGGTCAGTCCTTCACGATACCCACGAGCAATGTTGAGTGCATGTCCGTCAATCGTAACCTCATTGAGTCCACGAATGTTAGAGTAGAATGATCTGATTTTCTGTCCGTTGAGTCGAGTCAGTATGTCATCATCATCAACTAGATTATCTGACAGGATAGACCACGCCTTTTCTTTCATCTTGTTATAACACGACACCTTGAAGTCGGTCAGATCACCACCTTGTATCCATGCAACACACATTGTTTCTGTGTCCTTGATGTTGCGTTCCCACCGATTGTTGGGTGACAGCGCAGCCATGACACCAATGACAGTATGACGGTGGATCATGTACTTGGTTGAGATTACTTTTGCGTATCTTGCCGCACGATCATACCATTCTAGACCGTTTGCGTGGTCCTCTGGTGTTGCTCTGCGGTATACTTTGAGTATGTTTTTGACGTGTTGTGTCATTGGTCCTGTTCCTCTTTCTTTCCTATTTGTGTTGGTTTATCTAGTGACACCTTAACAGATGTCACCAATAAATCAACCCCTTTTATCCATTGTGTACTGTGTCTGGATTTCCTTTAACAGTGATCCAATACATGTTTAAATCTGGTCGGTATGTCCAAGCATCATGTTTCATTGCTTCATCTTTAGAAACATCTTTTAAAGAGCCTACACTTTCCCTTGTCTGATCGGAATAAACCAGTTCAGCATATTGTTTATTGCACTCTGATACCCTAAGTATACTTTCCTGATTTTCAACGAACCCCTTGCCTATAACGTGTTCTTTGAAATCATCCCATAACATCATATAGGACGGCTCAATTTCACCTTTATACGATCCGATACAGTGTACCATGTTACCTTTCATTTTTTGCATGGCTCTTGCGGTATCTATATGACGCAAAAATTTAGCTTGTGTGTGTGTGTCGGTTACATTGTCTATTGAGAATATAACGTATTTCATTTTTCTTTCCTCTTTTGATTGACCGTCTTGGAATGGTGCTATTGTGGCAGCACCTAACCAAGAATGTCAATAGTTAATTTGTTTTTCTAGTTCTTCAAGTTGTTTTCTTATTTGTTTGTGCTTTTCTGCAATCTTTTTGTTATTCTCTTTTATTGTCTTTAAAAGATATTCAAGTTCTTGATCAGTTGTCATTGTTTCTTTCTTTCGTGTTGTTGTTTCGATATATTCAGTATTGCAAATTAAATCACAGTTGTAAACGACTACAAAGTATATCCAGTCTATACTAAAGGATAGGTCCAATTGTATATTATAATGTATACCCATTGAATCGGTTCAGATAGGTAAGAACTATTGACGTATTAATCCAATCAGATCAATCAGATAGGTAAGGTTTGTTGACCTTTATTGTATTTCCCTTACAAAGTGTTACATTATAACAGTATCGATCCTATTTGTGATCACGTTTACAGATAGGTCAGCATTCTTGACGTATTATTTGTGATCACAGATTGCCGGGGGGTACTTTTTTGTGATCACACGCAGGGGTGAGGCGGGGGTCTAGGGGGTTCCTCTGTATTGTACATTACGACATAAAATTATCTCAGAAAAACATTAGACCCTGCAGAGGGGGTAGGTACTTGTAACAACAGAACCTGCACTGTACGGTCCTCTCCGTGGCTCTCAGAGGTATTTTACATACAGGGGTGCGGTGTACACTTGTAGTATCCTTACTTTAAGTAATAGTGTTTAAAGTATTATAATATACTTATAACACAAGTACTTGTAGTAATAATTACTTAAAGTAATATAGGGTATCATAAAAAACATCTGTTGTAAAGTAAATTAATTTTACACTTTATGTCGTTTTAGTGTTGACAAACCTATTGTTTCCGTGTTAATATATAAGTATAGGGGGACTAAACCATGTCTATGTATAACCTACAACAGCTTAAAACAGAGAACGGAATCATAAGGACTAAGAGTTTGTTTTACGAACTGTCCTATGACTCACCAGAGTATGCGTTGTTTACGCTGAAAGAAGAAGACATCGTGATGCCTGATGGCAGACCTGCTACGGCTCTGGGTAAGTTGTACATAGCATTTGCAACAATGGACCCGACAGAGTACCAGTTCGCTACTGCAGTCTTTGGTAGTTGGGAAGTCTGGGAAAAGATGCAGACGACTGTGCCACTCAAGAAACCTATTGAGAAGTGGCGTAGAGAGGCAGAAGTAAAACGTAAATCACTTGCCTTTGAGTCTGTTATAAAAGAAATACAAGAGGGTGGGCGTAGTAGTTTCACTGCAGCTAAGTTCTTAATCAACGAAGAATGGAAAGCTAAAGAAGACGGACGTGCTGCTCGTAAAGAAAAGAATCTAAAAGACAAGACTACATCTGAAGAAGCTTTCGAAAGAGCAGGTGTAAACGAAGACTTGAAGCGATTAAAAGATCAGGGTTTAATAAACTGATTCAAAAGGGAGGCGCAAGCGAATGGCTAAACGGCCTACAGTAAATACGATTAGTTCTGGCTATGCTTCACAGAGTCAGTTAAATGAAAACTTTACAAATCTTAAAAATGGATTTAATAATACTCTGTCACTAGATGGTAGTGCTCCGAATGCTATGCAAGGTGACTTAGACCTAAACGATAATGATCTTTTAAATGTACGTGCTATCTATGTAGATGGTGTTAATGTTCTTAATGTCTTAGACAATGTTACTGTTAGTACAGCAAGCCCTACAGGTGGTGAAGACGGTGACATCTGGTTTAAAGTATCTAGTTAACAAATAAAGCGAAAGCAAAGAAGGAATATAAAATATGGCTGCTCTTTCAGATCACGCAGAAGACCTACTACTAGACTTCCTAATGACAAGTGGCACTGCTACTCGTCCTACAGCCTGGTATCTAGCTCTATTCACTGCTGCACCTAATGACGCAGGTGGTGGTACAGAAGTATCTACAGGTGGATATACACGTCAGACGATTGCATTTAGTGCTGCTTCTGGTGGTGCTACAAGTAATACTGCTGACGTAAGTTATACTGCTTCGGGTGCTAACTACGGCACAGTTACTCACGTGGGTATATTTGATGCAAGTTCTGGTGGTAACCTACTATGGCACGGTGCGATGACTGCATCTAAGACTGTTGAAGATGGCGACACAATTACATTTGCTGCAGGTAACGTAGACCTTACACTAGCATAATAGCAAAGGGCTTCTGTCATGGCTAATATATACAGAGGCGCAACCGTAAGGCCAGTCTTCTACTACGAGAATACAAGTGGTGGTTTTAGGGCTGACCTTCAGCTTGATCTAATTAGTTTAGACGGTACTACTTATAGTTTTGAGTCTAGCGGTAATGGGTTTGAAACTACTACTACCTCAACAGATATAAGTAATTATGATACTGCTAGTTGGACTACTGTATTAACAGGTACTACATCAGGACGGTTTAACAGAGACACAGCAGGAACAGGTTCATCTGGTACTGGTCTAAATACTGCTGCTGCAGGTAGCTACTACTTATACGCTGAGACATCTAGCCCTGCGACTGCTGTAGGATTTGATTTTCTTCTTAGAGGACCGCAAGTAACTTTAGGGAATGACCCTGACTTTACTTTCTATGAGGCTCGTTATAGTAGCGACAGTACAATGGGTACGCTTAAAGTGTACCTTGAAGTTATTACTTCTGGTGCAGGTGGTGCTCCTACAGGATTATCTCCTTTACTTCTTACTACCACAGGAAACACTGCTTCTTGGGTACAACAGACAGTAGATATTCAATCTGTTGAAGGTTTCCGTATAGATGAAGCAAGTAATACACGTATTGCTGAGAACGGTGATGTACGTATTACAGAACAGTTCGTTGAAGGTTTATCTGCACTATCAGGATCAGGTGCTCTAGCTTCTGTAGCAAATACTACTTATCAGGCTGCGTCTAGTTTATCGTCTATTGGTTCTAAGCTTACTGCTGCAGGATTAACATCTGAAGCTGATCCTATTACCCTGAGTGCTACAGGAACTATGACTGCTACAGGCGGTGCGTTGTTCCAAGACTCAGTAAGTGTATCAGGAACAGGTACTGCTACGTTCCTTGGATTGAATAGCTTCGATATTAGTAAAGCATTCAGTGGAACAGGTACAGCAACCTTCGATGGTATACGTATTAAGAATGCTTCTGGGTCGTTTAGTGCATCAGGTACGTTTAGCAATGTTTATGACTTTGTACACTACGGTGCTTTACTTACAGAAGACGAAGAGTTTACACGTATTACTGAAGCAGGTGACACTCGTATAGACGAAGCAGGTAATACACGAATTGTTCTAATTGCAGGAAATGTCGGTGAAGGCTTCTTAGAAGCAGACTGTACACAGATTATCTTTAGTTCTACTGCGTATATAAAATGGAATGGTCAGTGGACTACCTTCACACCTAAAGTTAAACAAGATGGTACGTGGGATGACCCTCTAGCTATCTATAAAAAGATTGATGCGAATACTTGGAAGAGGGCTTATTAAAAAATGGCTAATATTAAAATCTCAGATATGACTGCTGCAGCCAATGCTTCTGGTACGCAGGAATACGAAGTAAATGAAAGTGGTACTACTAAGAAAGTAACTGGTGCTCAGATTTCTACTTATGTCAGAGGTACTGTAACCCTAGCTGACTTGAGTGTAACTGCTTCAGCTACTGAATTAAACTATAATGACATTACGACTCTAGGTACATCTGAAGCAAGTAAGACTGTTACTGCAGATGCTAACGGTGATGTTAACTTAACAGAAGAACTAAAAGCTAAATCATATAACGAGACATACGCTGCAGTTACTTCTACCTCTAACGCTACAACAGTTAACTGTGAGAACGGTAATGCATTCAGTCATACTCTGACAGAGAACACTACATTTACTTTTAGTAGTCCACCTGCAAGTGGCACTGCATTTAGTTTTAGTTTAGAGATTATTCAGGATGCATCAGCAAGCGGCTACACAGTCACATGGCCTACGTCTGTTGATTGGCCCTCTGCTACGGCTCCTACATTAACTGCAACTGCATCCGCTAAAGATGTCTTCGTGTTCTATACACGAGATGGCGGTACTAACTGGTATGGATTCACTGCAGGTCAAGCACTAGGTTAAGGAGTAATAACTAATGGCTTCTAAGAAAAAGTTATTACAAGCTGCATCAGGTGTATCTACAGGTATTCCAGGTGCATGGGACTTAGCCTATGCTTTTCCAGACGATCCTAATACTTATGTAACTTATGGTATGGGAATTAATGATTCTTCTAGCGGAGTTTTTGCTGAAGGTTCAAATCCTTTTACAGTATTCTTTAAACCTGACGGTACAAAGATGTATGTCATTATCAGCGCAGGTGCTTCAAGTGGTGATAACGACACAGTATTCCAATACTCTCTGAGTACGGCTTGGGATGTGACTACAAAAAGTTACGATAGTAAAAAGTTTTCTTTTGCATTACAAGAGACTAGCCCTTGGGGGTTGTGGTTTAAACCAGATGGTACTAAGATGTATATGTCTGGCTCTTTAAACGATACTCTTTTTCAGTATTCTTTATCTACTGCTTGGGATGTATCTACAGCATCTTATGATAGTGTATCTGTAGTTTTGTCAAGTTTTGCAGGGGATATAATAGCCACCGCTACAAGCATCTTTTTCAAGGATGATGGTACTGAATTTTATGTAATAGACCCTGGTAATGATGATGTCCACCATTTTACTTTATCTACTGCTTGGGATTTAACTGCAAGCAACTGGACAAGACAAACAGACTTTTATGTTGGGGGTGAAGAATCTTCTCCTGCAGGTATAGCCCTTAGTCCTGACGGTAAGTATATGACAATACTTGGATACGCAGGAGATGATTTTACTAGCTTTAAATTAAGTACTGCATGGGACACATCAACTGCTACTCTTATAAACGGTAGCCAAGTTTATGTTGGAGGTCTTGAAACTTCGCCAAGAAGTTTTGTTTGGGGGGAAGATGGTCGTGCTCTTTTCTATACTGGAACTGGTAGTGATCAAGTTCGAAAGTTATATGTGGGTGGATGGTCTTTCCTTTCTGAAGGAACAGCCCCAAGAGACATAGCTTTCAATGATGATGGCACTATAATGTACATCCTAGATGATGCAGGGAATGACATTAACTATTATGACTTAACAATTCCTTATGATACGTCAGAAGATAATGTTGTTGTAGATGGTGCAAAAAGATTCAGTCAGAATGAAAGTGTACCCAACGCACTTGACTTTAAAGCAGATGGAACAAGTCTTTACGTTAGTACTGAAAACAATATTACACAATATGATATGAGTACTGCATGGGATACATCGACTGCTTCAACAGGTAGTACTTTTAATCATACACCAACTGGAGCCACGGGTATGAGATTTAGACCTGATGGCACTCAGGTGTTTGTAAATTATCAAGCTGATGATACTGTAAAAGCTTTAAATTTAAGTACTGCTTGGGATATATCAACTGCTTCATATGCAACAGGACAATCTTTTGATTATTCAACTCAATCTGCAAATGCTTGGGGAATAGAGTTTAAACCTGATGGTAAGAAATTATACATTCATTCTGAACAAGATGACAAGATATATCAGTATAGTTTAAGCACCGCATGGGATTTAACTACTGTTAGTTATGACAATACTTTTTATGACGCACGAACAAAGATAGGTAATGTATCGCCACATGGGATCAGGTTTAAACCAGATGGAACAAAGTTGTTTTATCTTGATAGTAATGAAGATAGAGTCATAAGAATTGGTGTTGAAGATACATCGTAAGGAGAACTGTTATGTATTATGTAAAAATAGAAAATGATGTAGTTGCACAGTATCCTTATTCTGTAGCAAACTTAAAAAGTGATAATCCTAATACTAGCTTTCCTGCTAGTGTTTCGGATACCGTTCTTGAAAGATACGGCGTACACCCTGTTTCTTTTGAAGCTCAACCGTCTTATGATCCTGCTACAGAAAGAGTACAGCATAGTACTTCACCAGTTTTAAAAGATGGTACTTGGACTATTACAAAAACTGTTGTTGCTTTAAATGATGAACAAATTGCAAGTTATGCAAATCATGTAAGCGGTAAGAATAGAGAAAAACGTGATACTCTATTAGCTAATACTGATTGGACTCAGATGAATGATAGTCCGTTGTCTAATGAAGACAAGACTGCATGGGCTACGTACCGTCAAGAACTACGTGACATCAGTGATCTAGATGCATGGCCTCACTTAGCAGACGAGGACTGGCCTGTAGAACCATAAGGACACATCATGGCAAAGCAAGCATTAGA